TGTTACTCGACCTAAGTAATCAGCTGCATTGCCTAAAGACGATGCAGTATTGTTCAACTCAACATAACCATAACGTGTCATAAATGATACGACTGGTTCAAAAGTTGACGGATCCAACACAACGCCACTGCTCATCAATGGAATGTATGGGCAATAGAACGCGGCTGCGTCTGACTCTGAAGCACCTTTGTAACCAATTAATACATCATCAGATGTACTGTATGTGTTTACATAGATCTTCATAGCATTGTTCAATGTACCAACCATCTTTGTGTTAGTTGGTGCTTCGAATGTGCCTTCTGTAGTACGAGCAAACGCACTAGTTGTAGCAGATTGAAGAATTGTCAATGCTGTAGGTGAAACAACTGCCCAGTTACCTGCACCACGACGTGTGCGTTGAGCGATTGTGTTAGCAACACGGTTCATAGCAACTGCCAAAGCAGCGTGCTCGTCACCAACAAAAGTTGCTGTACCAGAAACTGCTGCCTGATCATAAGCGATCAAGTTAGTGGAACCTGCAAGAATCCTTAATGAAGCTAGGATCTCTTGGTCGATTTCAGCAGTAATTTCTTGTGCCAATGCAGCCATGATTTCTGCTTCGATGTCAATACCCTGTTGGGCTTGTGCATCTTGAGCAGCTTCAAACGTCCAGCGAGCTGACAATTTACGTGTCTTAGCTTCAACTGTTTGTTTCAAGATCTGGATACTTAACTTGTTACCTGCAGCACCTTCTAATGCGGCTGTTGATGCAGGCTTACCTGTACCAGCTGCGCCAGAATAGCTTTCAGCAATGTTAAATGGGCTTAATGCTTCTGTACCTGCTGTAGCATCACCAGTACCTGTACCGTTTGTATCGCTGTAGCGAACACGGAGAGTATGGATCTGTCCAACTGGTCCAGTCATTGGCTGTACGCCAACTAGGTCATTCGCAATGACCGTAGGCATTACACGTCTGATCACTGGAAGGATCACACGATTTAGGGTTGCAACGTTACCGGCAGAAGTGGCACCTGCGCTTGCTGATTCTGACAAATACTTACGAGTGTTCTCTAAAGTAGATGCCATAACTGTGCGCTTAGTCCCTTGAAGGCCTTCTAATAGTGCCTCTTTAGTTTCTTGCCAGCGGCTTTCTAGTAGTTCTGACATAATTATCTCCTATTAATATTTTAATCCAGCTAGGCGACGAATGTCTATTACTTCGCCCTGGCTTGTAGCACTACTAATGCTAAATGATTCTTTATTGCCTGTTATTTCTTTTGCCTCTACAAGAGCCTTCTTCTTCTCCGGCGTGCTACCATTTAATACTGCTGGTAGATACTTGTCAAAGCTAACACGTAGCTTCGAGGTTTGCACACTTTCTAGTAACTCTGTCATTATTTCTTTTTGGTCTGTTGATAACGGACCAAGAAGGTCGCCCATTAATTCCTTACGAGCAGCCATAGATTCTGCACGAGCAACTGCTTGCTGTGTGCTTTCAACTAATGCTTGCTTTTCAGAAACAGCAGTACGAGCTTCTGCTAACTGCTTATCTTTCTCAGCTACAACCTTCATCAATTTAGCAGTTTCAGATTTCTCATTCAACATGCTATTTTGATACTCGGAAGTAAATGCTTCAAAAATCTTGCGGCCAAAGTCGTTGGTACGAGCTTGATCGATGTCTTCTTTAAGCTGAGTAATTTCTTTGTTAAGTCCTGTAGTAACAACACTTTCAACAAGTGCTGCTGACGACTTAATGAATTTGCTCTTAAGTTGAGCAAACTGTGATTTCGCTTCTTGAACAAGACGTACTTTAGTCTCGTTAAGATCTTTCTTATCTTCGTAGAAATCAGCAATTTCCTTAGCCAAAGCTTCTACAACAAACTGTTCCAACTTTCCGAAGTTTTCTGCCATAACTTTCTGATCTTCATGTAGTTCAGAAATTTCATTGGCTAAAGAACGAACAACGAATTCATTAAGTTTACCTGAATGCTCGCGAATTGCAACAGCATACTTGGCTTTCGCTTCGGATAACTGTGCGCGGTCTTCTGTAAATTCTTGAATTTCAGCAGTTAAACGATCAGTGATCATTTGATCAATTGACTCGATCATAACTTGCTTGTCGTGTTCATACTTCTGTGCGAATTCTTCGCGAAGTTGTTGGGTAGCTTGCTCACGGTTCTCCTCAATCTTTGCAGACCAAGCAGACTCGATATCAGCTTTGATTTCCTCAGAAATCACATTGTTCTCGAATAATGATTTTAGTGCATCCAACATAATGTGATTCTCCCTTTTTATTGGAGTCCGCCTATTATTTTTAATAGACTTTCTTTTAGGTATTTCTGTGCCTTTGCGTCGCCTTGTAGCTCTTGTGCCACTTGAATTGCCTTATATCCACCTTTAGTACTCATCATATGCTCATAAATGGGCGTAGGATAAGCACCGGGGGCCGATGGTTGAGCTACTACATCGACTGTAATAATCTCGAATCCTTGTACATTTCCGTCTGAGCCAACTTCGCCAGAACCTCTGCTACTAACGCCTAGCTTAACGCCAGACTGTAACATGGTTTTGACTAGTTCGCCCATTGGAGTAGGAAGTATTTTTAGTTTACCGTAACCGTTTGCACCGTCCATCCACATGTCTGTGATCATATGGCACACGCGATCTAAGTTAATCTTTAAGTCATCTGGATGATCTACTTCGCCTAGTACGCTATAACCTTCGTGAATTTGGTCGTTGAGTGTTTTGACAGCCCTGTCGATTTCACTCACAGGATACACACGCTGATTTGCGTTCCGAATGCCGCCTTGGATAAAAATGCCCTTCATATAAAGGTTTTTACCGTTCTCGCCATCCGACTCCACAACCATTCGGGCTTGGTCAAACGTTAAGTTCTCGCGTAAGTAGAAGCTCATTTAATTAAGCGCCTAAAGTACTTTTGCTATTTGCACCGTCGTCGCCGCCGGATGCTTTCTTTACAGCAGACAATTTGCTTGCTGTCTTTGACCCTGGTACATTTACGTTACCAGATGCCAAATCTTTTGTAGCTGGATTTAACAATCCACCTTTAGTTCCACCTGTTGATGACTCGCCGCCTTTAGTGATATTAGAAGCTGTGCCGCCCATATCATTTTTTCCAGCAACTGTCGACTTAGCATTTGCGCCGTTGTCGCCCATTTTAGCTGGAGCAACTTTCTCAACATACTCTAACACAAAATCTTCAGCTGGCATTTCTTCGTCGTCCATGTCCATACCCATGTCTTCTTCGCCATCTGTTTCTTCGCTATCTGAGTCGCCACCCATCATGGATTCAAATTCAGCTGTTAGTGCATCAATAATGTCTTGTTTAGCAGTGTCTAAGTCGTCTTTAGTAACAGCTTCTTCGCCGCCTTCGTCTTCTTCACCGTCTTCTTCGCCGTCTTCTTCGTCGTCCATTTCTAGATCGTTAACCATGTCGTCGGCTTGTTCATCTGAAACTTCACCTAATTCAAAGTTTTCAGTAGTTTCTTCTTCACCGACTTGCATATCATCGTCAAGTAGGCTTTCGTAAATTTCGCGAGATTTAGATACCACTAATTCGTGGAATAGTTCCTCGGCTTTTGATTTGTCTTCATTAATTAGTAATTCAAGCATTTGCTCAAACTTTGCGCGATCAGTCATGTTGTGTCTCCTTAAGTGTAATTGGTGCGATACCGCACACAAGGCTGTCAAATATATTTAATATAGTTATTAAAAAACCGGTCGAAACCGGTGAAAAATGATCAGTTTTGATATTATACTTATGCCGCGGGTGGAGCTTGGGCATACATCCTTGAAATAAATTCAATCTCTGCTTGCTCTTCTGCCACATGTTGATCACTTGCACGACGTAATTCGTTAATCTGTCTAAGAGTTAATCGAGTCTTTCGTGTGTCATCAATGTCCATTACACTGGTATCTCTATCAGCGATGTACATATCGTCTTGAGTGCTGTCAGCAGTCTTGCGATCAAAATAAAATAGTTCTCTTAAAATCATATTATTATTTATGCAGCTGGTGCAGTTCCTGGTTCTTCACCGGGCGGTACTTCACCTTCTGGTGCCATACCGTCAGCAGCAGGGGCTTCCCCTGCAGCGGCTTCCGAATCTGCTGCAATACCTGTAGGACTTACACCTGCGCCGCGTAACTCGCCTGCTGCATCCATTGAATTTGCATTTCCTTCACCGCTTTCTTCTTTCCACATACGTTCATTTTCTGCTAGATCTTCGTCATTCATACCTAAAAATCGTTTTAACGCAAAGCGTTTTGATACAAATGGTAACTGTACCATTTGTGCAAATGTGCTAATACGCTGATTATCTAGTTCAGCTTGACGATACGAAGCAAAGTTTTGTGGGCTCTGGAAGCGTAAATCAAACAAGCTAAAGTCAATGTTTACACCCTTGTTGTATAAGAACAGTTTAAATTCTTTATCAAAAGTCGGAATCATCAATCCCTGTAAACGTTCGCAATATTTGTTAAATCTTAATTCTTGAATATAAGCAGTACCAACACGACCATCGTTAAATTGTGCTTGACTGTCATCTGCTCCAGTAGGCAAATAACTACTTGGAATACGTAACGCTCTCATTAACTTATTAGTGAAGTAACGTAAGTCGTCGATTTCACCCAAGTTAGTTCCACCTGGTAATGTATCAACTTTAGAGCCACGTCCTTCAGCCGTTTGTGGGAAGAAGTAGTCTTCGTTGATACTTAATGGATTATAACTGCTGTCAATGGTACTGCCGCCGCCAGTGGAAGAAGGAATACGACGCTGATGAATCTCATTCTTAACTCTCTCAACAAAGCTCATAGCCAAATGGCTTGGCATATTGCCCACGTCAATATAAAATACTCGACGTTCAGGAGCACGTTGTACACGATAGATTATGATCGCGTCTTCTAATAATTCTTTTTGCTTGTAAACTTTAAAAACAGTTTCTAATAGACTGTTACCAAATGGATAGTTATTGTCTAAGCCCTCGCTTAAACTAGCATGAACTACATGTTTAGCATCAATTGCTGCTTCATTTTGTCCTTTGCTAAATCGTGTTCCAGATTGTTGTGGATATCCGCCGGTCATTCCTCTTGCACCACTGCCGCCTTGAACATAGGCTGCACCGCCAGGTGTTTGATTAGCAGTGTTAGGATTAATCTGTGTTACAACAAGATGCACTAAGTTTACATTTAGGTCGCGAATAATATACTGCTCGGGCTCTTTGCCTTCACTTTCGTTAACAATAATCTTAACGACCTTAGCTGGATCAATATAATATAATTTTTGTGTTTCGGGGTCACGTGCAAAGAATCCGTCGCCGTACTTAAACAAGTTACGAGCCATACGGAACATGCGTGTATCTAACTTTTGTAACTTAGTCCACTGTTGTAAGTATTCTTTTAAAACTTTAATTTCACTATTTGTAGCACGATTCTTAAAAAATAGCGTAAACGGTGTGCCGTTTTCTTTGTTCTTTTGTGTAGTAAACTCTGCTAGGATGTCTAGCGCAGCATTAACTTCACTGTCCATATCCATAGTGTCGTATTGCATATAACGCTCAACACGATTAGGACTCCCAGTATATACATCAGGAAGGTATGAACTATAGTTTGTACGAGCCGGACCGGCTTTTCCGCCTGCACCGGATATTGGGCCAATTGTGCCTGTTTCTGTTACGGGTGAAAAGTGTCTTTTCCAACTCATTATTTTATTATCCTAACATATTTCCAGTTGATTGTCTAGTGTTTTTGGCTGTTTTGCTCAAATAACCTACAGCATCAGTCTGGTGATTAACCATTGCCATCATAGTACTATTTAACTGATCTAACCGTTCTAGCATAGCAGTGTTGGTATCTTTGCTTTTAGCAGCTAACGGAGTACCGTCGGGTTTATCGCCGGTTGGTTTTTCGTTTAACTTGAGAATATTAGCATTGAGTTTGTCTAAACTTTCATTTAGTTTGTTCAATGACACATTATCCAAATCGCTAAACGAACTTGTGGTAACTCGCACTGCGTCACTTAAACTTTTTAGTTTTATAATGCCGGCATCGATTGAGGTGTTAACACTTTCAGGAAACTGTAACTTAGATAAATCCACTGCTGCTGCATTTACCTGTGCAGTTGATGCAGCACCAGGGGCTGACGCAGGCATCGGCATTACTTCGGGAGGCTCATCGTTGTCCCATAATGCATATGTTATCGCACCGCCCACTGCGAGGATGGGCACAAGATAACGCTTGCCAAGTGACATTGCTACTTTAGCAGCACCGCCTTCAACTTTAGTTGCTGTAGAAGCAACGCCGGGTACTGCGGCGGCAGCAGCAGTACTACCCATCAGCTTAGATGCTGCAAACCCACCAATCGCAGCACCAACAGGTACAATATTTTTAGTAAGTTGATCCACTGCTACACCAAATGCTGCAACACCTGCTTTATATTCGCCGGTACCGTTTTTAAAATTATCAGCAACGCCGGCAAATGTTTTAACAGACCCTAACATCAAATTAGCACTGCCGTCCATGAGCTTGCCAGATTCAATTATGCCCATTCTAAAATCGTTCTGAATCTTAGTTAAGTCTTGATCCGCGCTTGCTAGTTCTCTAGTAGGTTGTGTTTTGTTCTTAGCTGCTTCCATTATGCTAGCTTGTTCAGCAGCAGCAGCTTTATTGCGCTCTTCTGCATTAGCAGCCATCATTCCAAATCGCGCAGATGTAACAAGCATGTTGTCTTCACCGCGGGTCAGTGCTACACCTGCTTGTAATCGTTGGCCTTCTGATAATTTTCTGCCTTCAGTTGCAGCTTTGTCAAAGGCAGCAGACAT